CTGTTTCTTTTTACCCCAAAAACGACTCAAACAGCCACTATCGGCTTGAATCGGATCAGGAATAGTCATGACGGCTGAAGAAGGCTCAGAAGGGCTGCAATCGGTTGAGGTAGGGGTAACAGAAGTCAGATATGGCTCACAAACCCCTAGAATCCGCTCAAAGCCACTAGATCTGCCTACTAGAGGCGATGAGATGATCCAGTTCTGCATCGATATCGGATTCCCATTGCTTCCATGGCAGGAACAACTGGCCAGAGATTGCTTGCGCTACAAGGCCGATGGGCGCTGGGCGCATCCACTAATCGGAATCATGTTGCCACGACAGCAGGGCAAATCTACATTCATGGCGCTTCGAATCTTATTCGGGATCTATGTTCTGGGCGAGAAGATGCACCTGGCTACCGCTCATAAGTTAACTACATCGAGCGAAATCTTTTTTAAGGTCAGCGAGATCATCGATAACTCTCAGATGCTTTTGGATAACTTCGCCAAGAAGTATGAATCCAAGGGATCGCAAGAGATTCGGTTTAAGAATAAAGCCCGGTATTTGATCAGAGCAGGCAACTCAGCCGCTCGAGGTATTGCTGCTCCAGATGTTATTCATATCGATGAACTTCGAGAGTTCGACACAGAGGATGTCTGGAGTTCGATGCGATTTACTCAGATGTCTAACTCAAATCCTCAAGCCTATGTCTATTCGAATGCTGGGCATGCCAATTCAGTTCTGCTGCATAAATTTAGGGAGCGAGGTTTAGCAGCTAGTGAAGGAGCCGATGATTCTATTGGTTGGTTCGAATGGAGTGCTGAACCAGGAGCCGAGATCACCGATAAAGAAGCTTGGTATCAAAGCAATCCATCTCTAGGCCATACCGTTCATGAAGATAACATCAAAGACAGCCTGTCGGATCGCGAAGATATATTTAGAACCGAAATCCTGTGCCAATTCGTTTCGATGATTAACCCAGTTATTTCAGAAGCCGAATGGAAGAAGTGCAAGGCCGATGATCTGCCTCAACTCGATGTCGAGAAAGATACTTGGATGGCGATCGATCTCAGCCCAGATAGAAAACACGCTTCGCTAGTTGCAGGCCAAAGAATCGAAGGCAACCGCTTCATGGTTAGCCTTCTTCATACCTGGTTTAACCCGGTCAACCTTGATGATCTTGAAATGGCCAACGATATTGCTTACTGGGTTCGCAAGTTCCCAGTTAATGCGGTTGCTTACTCAAAGTCTACAGCCTCAGCAGTTGCCGCTCGATTGGCTCCAGCAGGAATTCCAATCCATGAAGTTAACTCGCAGGAATACCAACAATCGTGCGATGAGTTCGTCTCAGCGGTTTCATCGATGCGGCTTGCTCATGCAGATCAAGAAGAACTAACCAAGCAAGTTCTATCGGCCGTCAAATTAACTCGAGGCGATGGTGGTTGGGTAATGGGTCGCAAGCAAAGCGGCATAGTCTGTGGAGCGGTTGCTTCTGCAATGGTTACTCACTTCGCAACACGCGGAGAATCCGAAGTGGACATTCAGATAGGATAATGTCTGGACAATAGCGTATAATATGTCCAATGGGAATCAGGGACTTATTTACAACGCCAAAGCCAACAACCGAAATTACAGTTGATGCGGCTTCGACACCTGCACCGTTTAACAACACAGCATCTTTTAATCCTTTCGTATTTACTCAATCCGTAGCAAGCCGCCAGCAAGCAATGGCAGTTCCAACTATTGCTAGAGCGCGTAACATCATCTGCTCAACTCTCGCCGCCCTACCACTTGAGCAGTATTCGAAGCTCGATGGTTCTCACATGGGAACTCCAGCAGTAATTAATCAACCAGATCCTCGAGTGCCAGGTTCGGCTATCTATGCTTGGCTTGCAGAAGATCTTTTATTTCATGGCGTTGGGTATGGTCAAGTTCTTGAGCAATATGGCGATACCGGCAGAGTTCGTGCCTGGACTCGCGTTGCACCAGATCGCGTAACTCCAAAACTTAACAACAATCAAACTGAAATCGTTGGCTATCAAGTCGATGGTTCAATAGTTCCAACTCAGGGCGTAGGTTCCCTGGTTGTATTTTACGGACTTGATGAAGGCTTATTGAATCGAGCAGGTCGCACAATCCGCGCCGCTCATGCACTAGAACAAGCAGCCGAAACTTTCGCTAAAGAACCAGTACCACTTCAAGTTCTAAAGTCTAACGGAACTAATCTTCCAGCAGAACGCATATCTAAACTCCTTGAATCATGGCGCACCGCTAGACTTACTAAATCAACCGCGTTTCTTAATGCGGATGTTGAATTGCAAGCGCTGGGCATCGATCCTGCCAAGTTACAACTAAATGAGGCTCGCCAATATGTCGCGCTGGAATTGGCTCGCGCTTGCAACCTACCTGCTTATTTCGTAAGTGCTGAAACTACGAGCATGACCTATTCGAACTCTGTTTCGGAGAGGCGCTCCCTTATCGATTTCAGCATGAAGCCGATTTTAGCGAGCATCGAACAGCGCCTATCAATGCCAGATTTCTGCCCTTCAACTGGAGTTATCCGTTTTAGCCTAGACGAGTTCTTGCGTTCAGATGCGCTTGCTCGCGCTCAAGTTTATGAAATCTTAAATCGAATTGGCGCGATGAGCGTTGAGCAGATTAAAGAAGAAGAAGATCTGATCGACAACAAGGAGAACCGATGAAAATAACTATGCCATACGCGATCACAGCGGCAGATACAGAATCTCGCATCATCGCAGGCCGCATCGTTTCATGGAACGCTGAAGGCAGTACATCCGCCGGGCGAACCATGTTCAAAGAAGATTCAATCACTATGGCCAAGAACATCAAGTTGGTTCTTCAGCACGATGTAACTCGCCCATTGGGCAAAATGGTTTCATTCGAAGCAGATGCAGAAGGCATCACAGCAGAATTTAAGATCGCAAAGACAACAGCAGGCAACGATGCTCTAGAAGAAGCTGCAACTGGGCTTCGTTCAGATTTTAGCGTTGGCGTAGATGTTGCAGAGTGGGATAACGAAGATGGCGTTATGGCTATCAGCGCATCTAATCTCATCGAAGTTAGCCTAGTTACAGATGGCGCAATCCCGGGCGCAGAAGTCGCGAAAGTAGCGGCAGTAGAAAACGAAGTTTCTGAGACACCTCAGGAAGAAACACAATCAACCACAGAAGGAGAACAAGTGCCAGACACTACCGTTCCAGAAGTTGCTCCTGCCGCAGAAACGGTAGAGGCTGCAAAGGTTGAAGTAAAGGCTGCAACAGCACCTTATATTTCAACTGTTGTTCGTAACCCAATCGTTGATAAGGCTTCTTATCTCGAGCATTCAGTTCGCGCAAAGTTAGGTTCAGAAGAATCTCGTATGTATGTTGCAGCAGCAGCAGATGTTACAGATAACGCAGGCCTAGTTCCAACACGCCAACTCACAGAGGTCATTAACGGCATCTCAAACGCAGATCGCCCATTCATTGACTCAATTTCTCGCGGAACTCTACCTGATGCAGGTATGACTTTCGAGATCCCAAAGATCACAGTTGCTCCAACAGTTGCAGTTGCATCTGAAGGCGGAACACCATCAGAAACAGATCAGAATGCAGCGTTCGTAACTGTAAATGTTCAGAAGTTCATCGGACAGCAAACATTCTCACTAGAACTTCTAGATCGTTCTTCACCAGCATTCTTCGCTGAACTCGTTCGTCAAATGGAGTTTGCTTACGCAAAGGCCACAGATAACGCGGTTGCAACAGCAATGGTTAACGGTGGAACAGATGGCGGAAACCGCGCAGCACTTACAACAGGCGCTCTTGTTGCTGACTTCGTTTCAGATGCAGCAGTTTCTATCTACAAGAACACTCTTGGCTTCGCACAAAACATCGTAGTTTCTCCAGAACAATGGGGCGCTCTAATGGGCTTGGTCGATGGTTCAAATCGCCCAATCTTCCAACAGACAATCAATCCTCAGAATGCTGGCGGAACTCTTACAGCAACAGCGATTCGCGGAAACCTTCTCGGACTTAACCTTCGAGTTTCACGCGCACTAACAGATGGTTCAGGCGTTGGCGATAACACTCTTATTGTTATCAACCCAGATGCTTACACCTGGTACGAATCACCACGCCTATCACTCCAGACAAACCTCATCTCAACAGGTCAGGTTCAAGTTGGATACTACGGCTATGGCGCAACTGCTACAAAGCTTGGCGCAGGCGCTTACCGTTTCATGGTTGCGTAGTCAATAACTAATCATGGGGGGGCTGCTGCTCCCGGTGGCTCCCCCAGCCGTTTAATAGAGAGGATGTAGAGATGGCTTCAATCGTTACAGTTGCAGAACTAAGGTCTATTCTTGGCGTCTCTACATCCCTTTACAATGACGCATATTTAACCGATGTAATAGATACGGCTGAGGCAGTTATCTTGCCAATGCTAGTTAAGTACTCAAGCCCAATCGATGTCGTTTCACTTCAAGACAACATCGCGACATATTATGTCCTTGGCGATAACAACTTTTCAGCAGGTCAGAGCGTAGTCATAACAGGCGTAGGCTCTCCATTTAATGGCACTTTCACAATCTTGGAATCAAGCAATTTAGATTATGATTCATTCGTTTTGCGTTCTAACTCACGCATATTCCTAGACGGTTCATACAGAGAATTTAATGGCTTCTTTACTGTAGCCCTAACCAATGCCGATATTACGGAGCGCAAGGTTATTCCTTCAGGACTTGCAACACTTTCAGGCGCGGCAACTTATGTAGGCGTAAGCGCAGTTGAATCAGCAGTTCTTGCAGTATCAGTAGAAGTATTCCAATCTCGCATTGCTCCAGGCGGACAGATCGAGGGAATCGACTTTACTAATGTCTCGCCTTATCGTTTAGGCCGCAGCCTTTTCAACCGCGTATCAGGACTCCTAGGGGCGTACATCGACACCGATTCAATGGTGCAATAAATGCCAGCCTCAACAATCCTGGACACAGTTCGTCAACCTTTAGCAACAGCCTTCGCCAATGTCGCAGGCAATGTCTATGCTTATGTTCCAGAAGCGCCAATGGTTCCCTTCGTAGTGTGCGTTCCAGATTCTCCATATCTCGAATTAGAGACAATCGGCAAGACCACACTTCACACTAAAATTAATCTCGTAATCTCGGTCGCAGTTGCTTATAACAGCAACCCGGCATCGCTCGACAACCTCGAGCAGCTCGTAATAAGTGTTCTGAAAGTTATCCCAGTTGGATACACAATCGGAGCGGTTGAAAAACCAACGGTTACTCAGGTCGGCCCTAGCAATGTCTTGGTGGCAGATATCAGAGTTTCTACCTACTACACACAAACAAACTAAGGATAAATAATGGCAACCACAGTAATCACAGGTCGCGATATTTCTCTATCTTTCACAGGTGGAACAGATATCGAAGCCCAAGCAACTTCAGCAGTTCTAACTAAGACCAATGTTCGCGAGACATATCAGACTCTCGATGGCGAGGCTTACAAGACAACAAACATCGAAGGAACTTTTGCTCTTTCAATGCTTGCTGATTGGGGCAAGACAGGTTCAGTATGCGAAGCACTCTGGACAGCAGCAGAGACAGCACCAGATACAGATATCACAATCAGCCTTACTGCTGCTACAGGCGCAGTATTCTCATTCCCAGTAATGCCAGAGTTTCCTACAGCAGGTGGCGCTGGAACAGATGCCCAGACAGTAGACTTTACTTTCAAGGTATCAAAGGGCGCAGTTACAGAAACCTTCAGCTAAACAATAGAAACGGGAGCAAACAATGCAACAGCAAATAACAATTAAATATGTTGATGGATCGGAAACCACTTACCTGGTTCGCCCACCTGATTACGCCAAATGGGAAATGACCACTAAAAAGGTTATCTCTCAGTTTGGCGGCATGTGGGATATTCTTTATGTAACGCACTCAGCAATGAAGCGCGATGCAGGCGGCAAGCCAACCAAGACACTCGATGTCTGGATGGAATCGGTCGCGGATGTTGAAGTAGGTGAAGGAGACCCAAAAGTCATTCAAGAGGAAGCGTAAGCCGACTCTTGGTGGAATTGGCGATAGCCACTCATATCCCTATGGATCATTGGCAAAGCGCCGAGGATATTCTTACAGCGATTGAAATACTAGAGGAGCGTAATCGTGGCAGATGAATTAATCGCCTTCGATAAGACGGAACTTCGCATGGTATTTAAAGC